TTATTTTCCTGCGAATGGTTGGCTATTATCCCCTTTATTTGCAAAGTAGAATGTGAATGCCATTGAAACTAGGGTCAGGAAGTCTTTTGGATCAATTTTGCCTAGGAGCATGCCTGTAATCGTGGCGATAGCCATTAAAATGAAAACAATTTTTGATGCTGATTGGTATATTTGCATGTGATTAAAGTTGATTTATAAGGCTGATAATTTGTGACTTTATTGCTGCTTTGTCGGTCTGTACAGGAGGAAATAAACGCTTGAGCAGTTCAGTGCGAACATTTTCCGGTTTTTCTTTGTAGTCAGCAATGTCGCCGTGGATGATTATATTCTTTTCATCTAGCACAAACTCTGTGTCGGGATTGTTTGCGAATGATTTTACGAGCTCGGTGAGTTGCTGATATTGCCACTCCGTGATGTCGTTCTCGTTTGGTTCGACCGTACCGTCCTGATCCACGTCGTACCCTGCCGCGAGTTCAATGCCGATGGTGTATTGGTTCGGGTTCACATACGAGCCATCTATATTCTTCAGCATTATCCTTTTTGCTCGATCATTCGGGTTACTGATATTGCCTGCGTGCCATGCGATGTCAGTGAGCTTTACAAGCTGTACAATCTCCCCTTCTTTTCTTCCGATCACAAAGTTTGCCGATGATCGGTTTGGTCTGTTGGCGTTTGAAAGCCAACTTACTGCCCCGGCATAAGCACCAAGCGTGAAGTGAAGTACAACAGCTCTTTTCTTAGTGTTTGACGTAGCATAGTTTGGTGTTTGTTGGAATGGAATGTTCATGATTTTTTTTATAATTTCTTTAGAAAATATTTATTTTTACTTTATTAATAAATTAATGAGTCCAGTAATTAATCCTGCGATGGAAGCGGTTGCCATTATCCAGAAAAACTTCATGATCCACTCTTGATTGGTTTTTACCACTGCCAAGTCTTCCTGAATGTGGCTCAGATGATTTTCCTTAATCTCCTTTATTTCATTCTCAAGATTTTCAATTCGTTTTTCCATCGGTATATCAGAACGACGTTATGGTGTCGGTTCCAAGTTCTCTAATAATGTCTTCTTTTGTATCGGCCTGAATAATCGCTTGTGTTATTCCCCTTTCTCCGCTCCATTTAAGGAAATTTCCTTTGATACTTTCTTTGATGATCTTGAGAATGCCGTCATTGTCTGATCCAAATTCCGCGATGCTTTTATCGAGTTCGTCGCCTTTGAGATTGATGCTTACTTTTTTATCCTTTCCGAGAGACTGTTTATCCTCAATCAGAAAATCAAAATGGAGCTCTAGCATTTTTGCACCAGTTGGATCAGTAATTTTTTTGAAGGACAATATGGTTGCTTTGTTGAACATATTTTTTGATGATTAATTTTATAATTATTTAACTTCGACCATCATGTCTGTCAGGTTGAAATATCTAGTTGCCCCCGACGTGTTCTTGATGCCGAAATAAAACTTTTTGCTGTTGAGTGTAGCGTTAAGTGTAAGAGTCTTTGCGATGAAGCTATTGGTATCAGTTACTGTTCCGGCACTGATAAGAGTTGCATCGTTGTAGAGCTGATATGTTGTGCTACCTGTGGCTGCAATGTAGACATACAGCGTGTTGTTTGAAGCATTTAACGACACAATGCCAATATCCGATCCCCATATATCGGCAAAAATTTTATATAAGTTGTTGCTGTCATTCGCCAAAGTTTCCGCTGTCCCTTCTGTCACACTCGTTCCTGAAATGGTGAAATTGCGAACGGTTGCCGTCACGCCTTGATAAAATTTGTAAGTGGTGCCGGCAGTAATTTCAACCATTGCTCCAGTGGCATTACCGTTGACACTTATCAATCCCGCAGAAAGCGTATTAGCGACAACAGAAAAGCTCGTACCAGAAATGGTACAGATAGTTGCGACATCATCCGAGGTAATGACTAAAAACTTTGTTGAAGAAACCTTTGCATATTGGTGTCTACGCAAGCAAGTTCCGCCGACTTTTACATTTGCTTCAGCATTGGCAGTTATAGTAGTACCAGAAATATCTAAAACACGGCCAACTGTATCAGAGCCATTTTTTGATATGTAAAATGCTTGAGTGGTGCTGTTAGAAAGCACATATGGATTGATTCTCACTCCGAGTGATACCGCTGATCCTGAAGTGATAGTGGTACCTGAAACAGTACACACTCTGGCGTAGGATGTACCGCCTTCATCAAAAGTTAGAATGACTTTATCGGTATCAACTTTGCTTACTCCGCCAGTGACAAAAAGTGTTGCTGTATTGCCAATATTTACGGCCGTGCCGGCAGTGATTGTTGTGCCGGATATTGTGAGAACTCGTCCTTGCGCGGCGCTTGTATTATTGAACACAAGAAAAACTTTATCTGTGTTGATCAGTACACCGTCAACAGTTTCTTTGCTGACCGTGTTACTCATATCCGCGAGCTGAACAGCCGAGCCTGCCGTCAGGACATCATTCGCACCTCTCTGTAAAACCTGAGCGTATAAATATACTCGACCTGTTCCACTTCCTGACCATCCGTAAAGCACGACGGCTCGAGTGCTATCAAGTTGAATTAATTTATAAATATCATTAGGGTTCGTCGCGCTGAATGTCTGCCTGCCTTTTACACCTGTGTACAAAGATGCGTATATCAAACGCTTGTACTTTGCAAAATATTCATCACCTACTAAAGTTTTTGTCTGATTGTTTGGGATCATCTGAGTATCGGTTCCAAGACCCGGAATAGTTAAGCTTCCAAGACCGGCAATAAATGAATTTATCGATCCAATATTACTGACGTTGTTTAATCCAGTTGGATAAAGAATACCTTCGGCATCTGTCGTTCCGTCACTTTTTTTAGTAAGACCGATCGCCCAACTCGTCAGCATCTGCAGATATGGCAAGTAATGCGTGCCACGTTTTAGACCGTTCGAGTTGTCTGAGTTTTTTATTTGAAGATCAATCATAATTATGTTTTTACTATGCTAATAATTCTATCGTCGCTGTTGTACGAAAGCGTGTAGGTATTCGTTCCGTCGTTCACTGTTGCAACACGTCCATCGCTGTCGTATGTCAGAGTGAACACCACACCAGTAACAGGATCAGTTAGAGTCACCGGCTGATCGTCGCTGTTGTATGTGATGTTCACATTATTGAATCCGCCGACTGTCTTATTTAATTTTGCGGCGGTCACTTCCTCGCCGGCTGTCCATTGATACGACATAGATTTATGTGATCGTTACCGTTCCATCAAGTGTCAGAGCATCGCTTCCTGCGACGGTGATGTTGATAGCTACACGATTGAAAATAACACCCGAGTTCGACGTACCCGAGCCGTTAATAAATACCGCATATTCCCGCCATGTGCCTGTCGCTTCGCCTGCAGCCCAGAAACTCGCAATGTTGAGCTGATTCAGGGAATAAGCCAGTGAAGAAACGCTCTTGCGAGTGGTTCCAGTCGGTGTCTGGAGCCCTGTATCGCCATTTGATGGGCTGTTTGTGCCTGTTCCGAGTTCTTGGTGCGTGATCTTTATTTCAGTAACCGAGGCGATATTTCCTGAGAGTGCCTTCCCTATTTGCTGTCTTGATACAGTGGGAACTATGTTGTGGTATTTGTACATTTGGACAGAGCGCCCGATGAGCGCTCGGCCGAGAATATTCGAGATCCACGCCGGAAGAAGAAATGGAATCTTTTTTAATTTCCGTATTTCGTCTTCAGTACATGGAGTGAGCGGAGTGACATAAAATCGGTAGCCCGGTACCGCGCCTGTTATGAACGCGCGCAGGAAATCCCGAATCGTATTAAGTCCGCCATTCATTTTTAATTGTGTATTTGGTGTTCTCATAAATTTAATTGATTACGCATGCATGATCCGTCCAGAGCGTTCGATTCCTATCGCTCGGGCTTGCAGGAAAATAGGGACCCGCGACCCAGATAAAACCAACATTGAGACCGAACGGATTCACTCTATTATTTTCTCCAAGAGACATTGACTCAGTGTATGAAGGTATAGCTCGCGGATATTTAGTCACGTTGTATGAACCCTCCACGATTTCCATGTCTTCAAGGAATCCTTCAACTTGCACCAACACTTCATTTTCTTCCGTTGTGAACTGTGATGCAGGATCACCGACAAGAAGTTTTCCGAGAACGTCTATCACTCCGACATCTTCTGATGCCAAGAGATGTACTTCGTTCTCGAAACTCGTCGGTGTGAGCGCCTTGGTTATCACGCGCACGATTTGGAATGTTTCGTTTATGCCAAGTGCTACAGAATTGACGGTAATTGATTGACCTGATCGTAATCCTGATTTTGTTGTCCGGAACACGCCCTCATTGGCGCGATGTGCGTACTTTTTAATTTCTGCATATGCACGCTGTGTAGCCTGAGTTTCGCTTTTAATAGTTGCATCTCGAATGATGTATTGGTATTCACCGTACTGACTGATGCTTGTCCAGTCTCGTCTGATAATTTTTATCGGGTAGACCTGATTTCCCGACCATCTAATGTAGTTACCTGATGCGGGTTTATTGTCATCTCGGAAAATAACGAACCCGTTGTTTGGGTTATAGAGGACATCTTTTGTTGTAGGGTCAATCAGACCATCTTGCCCGATCGTAAGTGTTGACCACGAACTACCGGAGTTTGTTGATTTTTCAACAGTGAGGTTATGTAGATTTGGTTTTGCAACAAATGTTTTCTGCTGACCATCGGCTATTTTTATTTCCGTAAGCAAAGAGCTTTCTTTGTCTCCGCCACGCACAATGATTGTATTTCTGATCTGATTGATATTTCGGCCAATGGAGAGACTTCCGAAGATATAGTTTCCACTCGTATCATCAAGTCCGAACGGTGCGAGCTCTACTCCTTCTTTGAAAAAGTGGACATCTTTGTTGTAGTCAACATACCAATCACAATCACCTATTTGATCTGCCAAGCGCTGAAAACATTTTGACGGCTGTTCATCGTTGAAAACTATTTTTTGTATCAGATCAGTCGCGAGTACGTTCGTTGTTGTGAATCCTGTTTCAATGTAATTTGCGACTATATCTATAATGATGGCCTGTATCGTCATGCTCGTATAAGTTTTATTCACGAGCTTGCGATCCATAAGTTGCTGATAGTCTTTGCAAAGAACACTGTAATATTTCACAAAGCCAATATTTTCTTCCGTGGTTTCTACGACAACACCACCGAATATCTTGGTTGATCCTTCAAAGAGAGTTACGTCATCGCCATGTGTCGGTCGATATGTTTTCAATCCGTAGTTCTTCATCTTGAATTCCAAACGGTCAGGCTCTTTAGTCAGCACGTCTTGTTTTTCAAGCGACGACCAGTCGATCTCGGAAGTCTTATCTACGGTGTTGATTTTAAGTGTGAGTGCCATATTAACTTGCGCTTATGCGGTGAATTTCTCGGAGACGGCGGACGATCATATCCCCGATCTGCACGGCTACTGTGCGATCAAGAAATACTCCACCTCTCATGTCGACCATGACGCTACTTCCACCAATTCCCGCGCCGTTTGCGATAATTGATCCGCCACCATTCGGTACGAATAATTCGGGACCCTTTTCTCCAACGAGATATGTTCGGCCAGCCTCGACAGTTCCGCCTCCGGCTTTCTTTCCAGTTACAGTATTTACTACTGATGTGACCGCGCCACTTATACTACTACCCACTCGACTTGCGAGATTTGATACAGCTGAAATTGCGTTGTTTACCGCCTGAATCGCTTGGTTGATGATGTTATTGATGTAGTCGGATGCACTCTTTATCGTGTCTTTAATTGCTTGCCACACTTCGATCCAAAAGTCCTTGAAACCAGTCCATATAGCCACGAGAGTGTTATAGAATGCGAGCATTTTATCCGATAAATAATCGACAGTTACTGTCCAGACGTTTTTGATTGCATTCCATACGTTCTTTATGATTTCTTTTACTTGATCCCAATGCGTATAGAGTAGAATGCCAAGGACAATCAATGCGGCGATTGCTATCGTCCACGGATTAAGCAAGAATGGAACGATTGCGGCACCGAGAGCACCTATTCCTGAGAGTAATGGCATTATGAATTGCACCGTTGCTGCGACTCCGGCAACTGCAAGTATTCCGGCAATAACAAGCATTGCACCCGAGATTACTTGACCGAGCCATGGAAATCTATCGATAAGCTGATTGACCCATCCGATTGCAGTTCCAAGCCATGCGACTAAAGGCGCACCGGCATTTTCCATAAAGTCGCCAACATTTTCTTTTAATCTTGCCCATTGAGTTGAGAATGGACTCATAGCCTTTTCTCCTTCATCGACGCGACGCGCCAATTCTTCAAAGAGTGTCTGCAAACTTACGAATTCTGGAGCTGCAATGCCAAACTGCTCAAGGAGGAATCTGAGCGCTCTCTCATTTCCTTCTGTTGCACGGATCATCATGTTCGCCGCTTCATTGGCATTAAGCATTCCGATGCGTTGTCCACGGAGCAAAATGTTTGCATACTCTTGTGCCTTATTCATTTTCTGAACGCGAGGCAAAAGTTTGGAAGCCACAAGTGTTGCGTATTCATCGCCTATGCCGATCTCTTTCTGTTGCTCTACACCCCAACTTTTTAAAATTGCAAAATTCTCATCAATATTCTTACCGTAACCAGCGAGAAAAAAGCGAGCCTGAGCAAGTTGTATGTTACTTTGCTCTGTCGCATCAATAAGACTGGTGAGTCCTTTTGTGCCGGCATATGCAGATAAAATACCCAGAGCACCTTGGAGTGCGTTTCCGTAGTTTTTAGTCTGCTTTTCAAGATTTTCGGTCTGAGTACCGATACTCTTGAGTGTGCTACTCGCTTCATCGCGAGCATTGACGACAATCTGAAGTTTTACGTCTGATGATGCCATTTAGTTTTTGTGTTCTATTTTCTTCATGTCACGTTTATGCTTTTCGCCGTCGACACGAAGTTGGATTTTTACGATCTCCGCGAACCACCATGGTTGCTGTAAAAGTTCTTGATATGTCCATCCGAACTTTTCGCACAACATAACCATAAATAATTCATCGGGGACGCGACCTTTGCCAGTTTCGACGAGTACGGAGTAGTCGTACTCTACTTGGCTAAAAAATCGCTAGGGTCGAATGCATCTTTGGTGACTTCATTGATCGCTTTAATGACCGACCTGTAGTCTTCCTGCCGCATGTTCTCTACCCTTTCTGCGGGATTCTCTTTGTTGTCATCTACGGACACAATCACAAGGCGGAGTGCTTGTTCTTCTGCTTCAGGAACGGCGAGCGGATCAAAGTCCACGACTTTTGATTTCTCCCCTTCACCTGTTTGAAACTTTGAATGCTTCAAGAAGATAGATTGCAATTGGCGAGCTTCCTTTCCTGTGAGGTAGGTATAAAACTCGACGACTGCGCCCGATGGTGTGGTTATTTTTTTAGTTTCTCTTTCCATAATGGTTAGTAGCTTGATGTGAGGTTGGTAATGAGCGCAGCGATCATCTTTGCATCACTCGTTGAGTAATGTGCTTTGAACGAGACGCTTTGTTTGACCATTTCATTGATCTGAATCGGTCGTGTAATCTCGGTGAATGTCACTTTCGCGAGATCTATACGGACGGTAGGATTTGCTGCGTTTCCGATCGTAGTGTCCGTATTCACCAGATCGAGACGAATCGCTTTCATGGTTCCGGCGAGTGTGTTGGTTTTGAAATCGCTTTCGTTTTGCCATAGGGCTTCTAGTTTTCCTTCAATAGTGAATTGCTTGTTGAGGAAATCATTAGGAGTAATGCTTCCGAGAACATCATCATCTTCAAGATTTTTTGTGATAGAAAGAGTGAGAGACTTCAGTGCAATTGCTGTACCCGCTCCAAGTCCAGACAAATCGGTTGCAATCTTGAATGTAAAATGTTTATGCGTGAACTTATTTTCGATCGTTGTTGACGGAGTAAGAGTTGCCGACGTACCCTTTTTCGCGCGCAAGTTTGCACTATACGAGATGTAATTCCCCGGCTCGTATGTAATTTCAAGCGAATCAATAACAGCGAGAGCGTGTTTATAGTCGGCGCTCGCAAGCGGATCATCAAGGAATAATGTCAGAGCTTGATGTTGCGCACCTTGCTGCACACTGAAAGTGTGATCATAGACAATCGTTTCGCCTGCATGTGTTGCAGAGGACACTCCACCTAGTGCGGCAAGAAGAATTAGACCGAAGTGCTTATCGCCAACTGGAGCTTTGAGACTTCCTTCCGCCCATTGCTTGGTGATAATCGAACTTATAGAGTCTTCAATTACGCCATACGCCTGTTCCTCGAAGATCTTGTTATCTTTTTCTTCAATGCCAAGTTCCGAGAACGGAATCCAAAATGTTGCAGACGATTGCGGAGTTCCTCGAGTTGTTTCTTTTGCTATTCCGACTTGGAATAATCTTCCGATTCCTTTTGTCATACTTTATTTTCGGATTTATTAGTTAGTAATGGTTCGACTTTTTCTTTTGTTTTCTCATATATCTCCTCGGCTTCTTCCTGAGATTCTGCGTTGATTGTTTGCGGCTTATATTCAAGCCCGCCCGGGAAGAAGTATTCCTGTGGAGATCCGAGCATTTTGGTTTTATCTTTTGTTTGCATAGTGCTTAGAATGTAAGTGTTTTATCCGCGTGTGCTTTTAATGTAACGGTGAACACAATATAAGATTTGTCTTGCGACGTTATCGATTCAGGATTGCTGCTCGATGGTTCGAGTCCGCCGATGGCAGAGCCATCAAGTGTCGGATCATTATCGAATGCATCTAGTAACTGATCACTTAGGTATTCGATGTCATCACTTGATTCAATGTTCTCGGTTTTTTGCACGATCGTAATTGCGAACGTGTAAGTGCGGAGGTTGGATCGATTCGTCGAATAACTTCCTTCAGAACTTGGAGACACGAGTATCGCCGCGGGAAATGATGGAATGTCTCTATCAAGTGATGCGTTCGCTTTCAGGTCATCTACCATCGCAAACTTCAACACACCGCTTGTAACGAGCGCGTCGAGTTTTTCTTTGATCTTTCCTTTGATGATGGTTCCGAGTGATGTGGGCATATTATTTTGAGAGCTTTCCTATTTCTCGAATGATAATGTCTCCGGCTTGGCGGAAAATATTTTGCACGTCCTTTGCTGAATTTTCGACTATTTGTTTCATAAAAGGACGAGGCTTTGACGGTCGGGAGAATTTTGCGAACACTCTTTGTCCGCCCGGATTCACCCACGACAAAACTTTCTTTTGCTTTGGATACACGAATCCTCGGCCGTATTCGACGAATGGCGCATAGCGTGCAGTTGGAAACCATCTAGCTTGTAGTTTTCCCGATGTAAATCGGAAACTGTGCAAGAGGTTTCCTGTCCGCCATGGGACCGGATCATCTTTCAAGGTATGCTTTGCGAATATCGCTTGTGTTGCATCCACTGCTCGTTGGAGTACTGGCTCCGCGATCTTTGGATACTGTTGAAATGATTTCGTTAGTGCCTTGATATTTTTGATCTCTACTTCAATAAGTGCCATAGCTATGAAAGGACAGGAATTCTACGGTGCCGATTAATGGTCGCCTGATCATCCTTGGTTAAGTCGTCACGCCATGCAATTTGCGCTCCGTCGAATCCTTCGGAAAGTTTTCCTTCCGCTTCTTTACGCTTATACCACTTCACGACAATGCGCTCTGCGAGATCGGTTAGATCAAACGGCAGAGTGTGTTTAGTGATGTCATCTTCGTTTTCCCAATCGATAAGATATCCTGCGTTGTAGGAAACTTTTAGAAATTTTTCAAGCATTCCGTTTGTTTCGATTATCCCGGCTTCTTCATCAAGCTCCCAACTGTCAGGATCAAAAACATTCCATGTCGGATTTGTTTTCGTTCCAGATCGATACTCGAATGCCGTCACTTCATTTACTGGCGCTTGGTGAAGCACAAGCATTTGCTGTCCATAGGTATGGATCGTATGTAATTCTTCGTAGTCGGTTTCCATAAATCGGCGATTGCATTCGCCTTCTATAAAATCACTGACTGCGTTTATAAGATTTGCGAAGAGTACGTCAAAACCGTCATTCTCAATTCTGAGTCTGACGTTTCGTACTCGGTCTACCGTTGTTAGTGCGTATGCTCGTGGTTCCATGGTGTTCATCGGATTGAGCCTCGGTCGCTCCCTCCCAATGTGAGAGGGAGAGCCGAGAATCAATCGCAAGCGATTAGTTCACTGGCTCGTTGTATGCGCGCGCGAGCGCGAACACAGCCGAGCATGGGATTGACGGAGTGGTACCGCCGACATCCAAAACAGCGCGAAGGTAACGTTTGCGACTTCCGGTGTTTAGCCCTTCCAATCGGATGAGCTTCACATCGTTGTCCGCAGTTACCGTCGCCGTTGCTCCAGAAATGGCTGCCCATCCTGTTGATCCATCTGCCGATTCCTCGACATTGAATGCGTAGGTCTCATCGCCTGTTGTCAGGTCAATATCGCCGGCGGAAACGGTAAGCACAGCAGTTCCGAATCCCTTCGTGTCTACTGCGCTACCGTTTGCATCCGCAGTGCGTACTGCCGGAACAAACGAAGCGAGAAACTTTACTGCGTCATAGATTGATTTCATACAGTTTCTGGTTGGTTGTCGGTTTGAGTACCCTCCGCATTTTCCGCAGAAGACTTATCGTCTTCTTTGGTTTCGTCTTCAGGTTTTTCGGGTTCATCAGGATCAGTTGGCTTGTCCGCATTATCCTCAGAGTCCGTCTGATCAGCGGGAATCTCTGCATTGTCAGCTTCTTCAGCCGGCTCCAGAAATTCGTCACCGATGTTTTCGGCTTCCTCAGGTGTCATGTGGACAATCGATCCTTTTTCAATCCGATCGCCTTTGTACGAGATAGGTTTTAAAACCTCGTATGGGAGTAGTTCTTCACTCATAGTGATGTACTCAAACGATTAGTTATTAAGAGGCGGCAGTCTTCACGACTACGAATGCTGCGCCTAGTGCGACCGTGAGTGCTACGCGCTTTTTAAGCACAAGAGCACGTTGATCAGCGAGTGCAATTTCTTTGCCACCGAAAGTTCCAGACTCGTGTTGAGAGACGGTCATCTCACCTTTTTCACCGAAAGCTAACGCCTTCATGTTTCCGAAGATGATGAATTTCGTTGATACTGCTGTTGCACTGTTGGTTGGCAAATGACGAGATGTGTAAACTGGAAAACCAGCCATCTCACCGGCAGGACGGATTCCTCCACCAGTCGGATTATTTGTCAGCACTTGAGCAGAGGCAGCACCGGCTTGAGGCAAGATGAAATTTCCGGCTGAGTCTTTCTGCGTTCGCAGCTTAGCCCAGACCGTACGATTCATGTACCATGCAGAACCTTCAAGAACGGATTCTTCAAGATTTGCGATAGTGTCAGCCGCATCGACCACGACATCAAACTCTGCGAATGTGTCATGACCGGTTGGAAGTGTGTACACGGTGACATCGTTGTGGTTAAGCACACCGATGAAAGGATTGCCGTTTCCGACAAAACCTTGTTTGTCTACCATGTTTGCGAGCGCCTCACCACCTAAGGCAAGGAGCCAGTCTGCAAGCTGTACATTCGCATCTGCAAGCAAATCATTGCCCACAACGAATGCAAGTTGCCACTTCTTGGCGATCAGATTGGCTTGACCGAAGTTCACTCCGGTAATACCACCGACCGCATCAAAGCCGAGGAATTCACCTTCAAGAAAAGCTCCGGTGTAATTTGGAATACCTTTCTCGTCAGTTCCCATCGGCCATTTCTGCGCTTGGCTCATGATGAGACCGACAGACGCAGCAATGCGAAGGATTGCGTTTTCGACTTCCTTGGAGACCAAGTAGCCACCACGCGAATCCTGTTCACCGATCAGAGCTTCATTCGCTTTGGTTTTAATTCCGGCAGCCGCTTTCACGACTTCCACAAACGAAGTTTTCTGATCTTCAGTCATCCCTGTACGATCATGACCAAAGAGAGAACGCTCAAGCTGAAGTTTTTCAACGATAGCTCGGGTTTCTTTGGCAACAAGCGGAGAGATGGCATCACCGAGTCGTTTCTCCATTACGTCGTCAACGACGGTCTGGAGCTGACTCTTGATGGCTTCTAGTTGTTTTTCATCCATATGTTTGGATTAAAAGTTATGCTTTTTCGTTTATCTTACGAAGAGCATCACTAGTTATGTTGTTAATGACCCGTAGGAATTGACGCTCATGGTTCCATTCTTTGAAACCTTTTTTTGCATCATCCTCGGGATTCGACCTTTGTGAGGCATCACCTTCTTCAGGAGCGCCGGTGCCGTCCTCACCCCCAAGGTCAACCGCTTTGAGCAGTTCCTCCAAGGCGACGAGCGATCCCTTGATTCCCAAGATTGCCGTTTCTATATGTCCCCGACTTTTTGCTGATAAAATTCTGCCGTCTTTCATACTTTTTTCTTCATCAGTTTTTTTTGTTTTTTTAACACAGACAAGATTTCCGCTTCCGTCATCTTCAAGCACTCCATCGTTTCCATCATCAAGTGTGCAGACATCACCGGCTTGCTGATCTGCTTTATCATTCTTTTCTTCCAATACGAGACCTTTCTGAATCAAAGCAGCACTATCAAAGCTCGCGGTCTTCATTAGTGAGAGCGCCATTGGATTGGCAGGGACCGGAACGAATGAGAACTCAAGGAGCTCTGCTTTCGTGATAGTGTTGCCTTCCATTTCCTTTGCAATGAATCCGACAGAAGTCGTGCGAAGAATTTTTGCATCGTACAAACGACGCACCTGCTGAGCGAATGGGTTAGCTGATTCCGGAGCGAATCTTCCTTTTGCTACGAGCTTGCCGTCCTTGAGCTCAATTGAATCGGTCACACCGATTGGAAGTCCGGTGTAATTGTGACCCCAGAGGACAACAGGATTATTTTTGTAATGGCCAAGATCCCATCCTTCTTGGCTTACGATCTCACCTTGACGATCCTGATCGGCGGTCGATATGATAACTTCAAAGGCTCCTGAATCTTCTCCGTTTGCTTTCATCTTTTCGATGAATTCTTTTGTTTCGGGAGTATCCAAATATGCGAATAATTTTTCGCTGATCTCCGTACTTATTTTGTTGAATGTGTTTTGTGTATCCATGTTTATATAAAGTTTAGAAATAATTTATAAATAATTTACTCGATTGAAATGTCTTCGGGTCGCGTGTAGCATCGACAGCTCACGTGAAGCGGAGGGCTTCCGACATCGTCGTATGTAATTGGCAATTTCGACCCGTCAGTTCCGGTTGCCTCGTCCCCTTTGTCAAAGAACGAATCTTCAATATCGATAATTTTTCCATCCATTGCATCGCACCAAGGACAGACTCGATCGTCTGCTGCGGTGTACCATTTAATCGTCTTCACAACGCCTGACTGTTTCCATGCCTCTTTCGTTGAATCATTTCCGATTCGAAATGTTTCCGTTGTTGCGACCTGACGAGCACGCACTTCGTCGCTGTAGTCATAGACCGCATTTAATTTTTCGGTCAGTTCATCAAGTGTCCATCCTTCCGTCTGTCCTTGCTCGAGAAAATCTTTTAATAGTCCGAGTGTTGTGTCGTTATAACTTTCCGACATCAGCTCTATGGAGTGATCAAGCGATAGTCTCGCTTCCGGTGTCATACGGAAGTTATCAAAGCCTAGAAGTGATGCTGCTTCCTTTCCTTCTTTTTCATATAAGTCGCCAAGGATCGGGCTTGATAGATCAATTAGAATACTCATCCATTCTTGCTTGTCATAGATATCAGATTCAGCGATTGCTTTTTGTCCTTTGAATTTATTCAAATTCTTCAAGACTTCTGCTTTTTGGTCTGCGTTGAATTTTTTGATTACTTCAAATTGAAGTTTTTCGTAAGGACTTATTCGTGTTGCAAACGCTTTATAGATAGGCTCATAGTCGACATCGGAAAGTTGTTTGATGTCTTTGCATTTTGTTTCTTTTAGTTCAGTGACTGCCTTGTTTTGTTTTTCGAGCGAGTCGGTGAGTCGCTTTGCTATTTCCTCAGCAATTCCCTTTCTTGCTTTGTGATTTTTTGCGTAACGTGTGGACGGCTTCTTCTCGACTCCCTTTTTAGTAAATCTTTTGCTTTCCTTTGGCTTCGGTTTACCGAGTGGAATCTTTGAAAAATCAGTCATGACACTGTCGCCCTTGTCTACACCATCTAAGCCGAAGTATTCTTCTCGAGCTTCGTTTATGCTTATGACTGGCTGTAAACCGACAGCCGCTTTCATTTCCTCAATGCGTTGCGCTCTATCTTCAGGAACTGGATCACTGAAGTCGAGGTATAAATTGTCACCATAACGAGGCACAAGGAATTCATTTAATTGTTGCACCATTTGCTCGAGCTTTGGCTTTACGGTTCTAGCGGCGAAGACATAGTTTGATGTTTCAGCTGTCGCACGATTGGTTTCTGATTCTGAGCTTCCGAGAATCGTTTTCGGTACACGAAAACCGCTCAGTATTTTCTCGCGCATGACCGATTGCATATTGGCGAAGTCCATATCTTTAGGGTTGCTACTTGCCTCGTCGTACTTCACACCTTTTGGAAGAACAGCGACGCGATATGCGTTGCCTGCACCCTTGTATAGATTTTCAAAAGATGCGCGAAGCACTTTCATTTGAGCATCAGTGATTGCATTCTCTGACGACAAGAGACCACCAAGACGTGCGCCATTCTTGAAGTAGTTTAGATTCACGTCATTCGCGAAGTTGTCAGTCTGAATCCAGTCGATGATCGCCTGCACAGTTCCGATGCCTTGATACGGATCATTCGGGTCGGGATATTTAAAGTGGAGGATTTCATATTGATTAAAAATCTGTGTTTCGCCGTTCACTGAGTATCGGTACCCTTTTATAAATTCAGGAAGTTTTGCAGGAATTGGAACTGTATGTTTTGGACTTAGCACAAAGATTGCAGTTGGTTTGTCTGTGTCACTTTTGACTCCGTCTAATAGCCAGTATGAATTTCCTGCAAGTTCTAAATGAGATGATGTGATGTATTTTAAATCGTATGCAGTTTGAAAAGGATTCACTCCATCAAGCAAATCTAAAAGTTCATGATCAAATATTTCTTCGTGTGTTCCATCTTTAGTGACTTGAAACAATCGGAACTTTTGCTTTGCGATTTCTTCCGCGATCGCACGCACGCATCCGTACACCCATCCGTTGTATAAGTCCATCGCTTTTTCTACTGATGTCTTTCTTGTCTTTGACCAAATTAAAAATGGATCTGCATCTGCTATGCCTGAAGCAAGCGATAGATTATTCGCTTTGCGTATGAGTCCGATTGCATTTAATGTTTTGTCTAATATATTCATATAAATAAAAAAGAGGGCTTGCGGCACGAGCACATCTCTTTCGAGACGAATTCGTGTCACAAGTCCTCTTGGGTATCAAGTCAGACTGCTTCTCTTTAAATTATCAAATTACCTACTAAGTGTAGCGCGCACTGAATTAAAAGCGCAAGGCCTAGCTCTACAGTGGAAAAGCCGTGAAGTCGTCAGGGCTGTCGGTCTTTCTTTTGATCGTGTATTCAACAAGAATAACCTTATTATCCTGTATTTTAAGGACAATTTCGCCCATTTTTATCTGCCTCGCAAGACGGATAATTTCTACCCATTCAAGAGGAATCGCTTTTACTATTTGTGGTTGTTGATTCATATAAGCCCTACTACTTCAGGATTTTGCATTCCTTGTTGCACTAGTCCAAGGACGAGATACACGAATGCATCGACGAGGTCATCGTGTTCTTCTACTCCGAATCCAAGAAGTTGAATCAGCAAGTCCTCACATCCTTTTCTTGGAAATACAATCGTGCCGTTTTGGATGTATACGGCAATCGCTCGAAGTCTTGCTCTTTTATCTGTTCCTGCACGCATCGCTATAACTGGCAAGAGTGCGCGTTCCATTTCTTCAATCGCTGCACGTTGATACTGCACATCTTCAACGAAAAACATTCCGAATGGATTTGCGACCGCCATCGCTTTTGTTGTTTCGATTGTCTCGTGGAATGAAAGTCGTGCATTGATCGGATTTGGTTTGATGTAGATCTTTGGCATACCGTCTTTTACAAACGATGTGCCTGACACCATAGATGTATAGTCTGCGGTTTCTTTTTTTGAAATCGCAAGATCTACTCCGGTGCCGTGCAGTCCGCCTTCAAGTTCAGGAGGAATTTTGTCATAGTATTTTATCCATTCCTCATGTACGTCGGCACCTTCTTCGGGTACAACTTTCAGTAGATACTCTCGTTGGTACGCATTGAGCCCTACTTTGTCTCGTTGAATATCGAGTGCTTTTTGGTCGGGATATTTTGCAAGCCACATAATTTTTCCGTTCTTCACGAGTGGATAGTCGAGCTGCTTGAATGTCTTGTCTCGTTTCAATCGTGCCATAAGTGCATCGGTGTGGAGTTGATTTCCAATTACTACAAGCCTGCCAGTCGTTTCGTCAATTGCGGGAATTACTTCACCTCTTAACCATCGCTCTGTTTTGTCACGATTTTCTTTTGTACGCACCCATTCCAAATCTTCAGGGTCATCTACTACCACGAGTTTTGGGCGATGCTGTTTATGACGTAATCCACGAACCTTCTGTCCTCGGGACCGAGCAAGAATACGCACGCCGTTTGATAGAAGCATATTCTTGGCCTGCCATTCTTCTTCGCTCTCAAGAGTCCAGTCTGCTACGAAGTTTCCTTTTATCTCTCCGTAGTCTTGTTTGATGAGTGGATTATTTTCTAGTTCTTCTTTGATGTTGGCAATGTTCAGACTCGCTTGCATTCCTGTGTCTGCAATCGGGATGATGAAGTTGTAAAATTCTGGATACTCAAGAGCAGCCCACAATGGCAGTGCTAGTGATCCGAATGTACTTTTTGCACTTCCACGGAATCCGACTATCTCTACCATCTTCTCTTTGTGATCGCCAAGTGTTGCTAATAATTCAGGATGAAATGATGCCGGTTCACGATCAAGATAATGCGAAAGATACACCAGACAAAATCCAGTGAATGTTTTTGAAAGTGACCGGCGAGTGGAATTTTCGTCAAAAAATTCATTTTTCCACCACTCCGGTTTTAGTTGGTTCGATTGTGATGGTAGTTGGTTCATGAGGTAGTGCTTCTTTTGGGACAATGCCCCAATTCACGAATGCTTTGAGCATCATCGCTTTCAACTCCGGTGGCAATGGTCTATTGCGTTGTTCTATTTCAATTGTGCCGAGGTGTCGCTCAAACAATCCGGCATCAAGTTCTGCATTGAATACCATGACATCAAGTCTCACGATTGAGTTGATAGCGTTGATTTGCTCTCTGATGCTTGGCGGTGTGAATCCTTCCTTTTTCATTTCATCGCTGTAGTAAACAATTCGCATGAGGCGCTCAAGCATGAGACGATTTTTTTCTTTCATCTCTGCCACTCGCTCGCTGACTTTTGCACGGTCAGTTTGTTCTACTGTATTGCGATGTACTTTGTGTTTTAGTTTTTGGACATAGCGCCAATCAAGAACGGTTGAATTGGCACTTCGGTATCCTTTTTCAAACAATGCATCCTGAAGTTTTGTAATCGAAATAAGCGGGTCAACCACTAAGATGTCCCGAATCGCTCTTTTTATTTTTTCTTCTTGAAGTGGTGATTTTTTCATACCGGCTTATTCGTGGTTATTTTGAAACGGAGCTTATTTTTCAAGGAATAACCTAGTCACGACTTCGCGTATTACGTTGACGGTCACAGCGTTGCCGAGACATTTATATCGTCCTGTATCGCTGATACCTGCCGTCCATCCGTCTGGAAATCCTTGGAGACGCTCACATTCTATTGGCGTAAGTCTGCGGATCTTTACGCCGTCAAATACGCCATGTTTATCTTGAGCCGTCAGTGTAAAACTAGGCTCATTATTCGCTTTCACTCGCCTTCCATTCTGTCTTTTGTTGATACGGTCGGGAGTCAGTACAGGAATCGCGTACAGCCCTGTTTTAGCCCCGACACCGCCCGCCTGACTGGCCAATGTCGTCGATATTCCTTTCGGATCGTACACTCGGTAACCTTGGGACCCGCCAGCGAGTTGCACTAAATCCCAAGCGTGTTTTTTTGTCAGGCTCCCGCGCCCGCCAGTTCTGATCGTATTTGCGATATTAGTTTCTTTGTTAGTTTCGGTGATAGGAAATATTTTTTGTCTGCGTTCTTTTCTAAGATGTCCGACAATGAGCACTCTTTCTCTGTTTTGTGGTACCCCGAAGTTTTTACTGTTAAGCACTTGCCATTCAACGTCATACCCCAACTCATAAAGGGTTGATAGGATGACAGCAAATGTTTTTCCCTTGTTGTGAGATAGAAGCCCTTTGACGTTTTCAAGGAGTAGAAAGCGTGGCCGCTTCTGTTTAATGATCCGAGCAATTTCAAAGAAGAGCGTACCTCTCGTATCTTTGAATCCGAGACGCTTTCCGGCGATCGAAAATGATTGGCAAGGAAAGCCTCCGACGAGGAGATCAAAATTTGGTAATTCTTTAGGTTTGATTTTTCTAATGTCGCCATAATTTTTTTGTTCTGGAAAATGTTTTTGATAAATAATAATTGCCGACTTTTCAATTTCGGAATATCCAACACAAGAGGCACTTGCCCTCCGCCCATTCCCATTGCTGATGTTAGACAAGGACATATTTCTTCCATGATTGCCGCGTTTCTTTGTTGGCTTCCTATCGCGATAGTTATCATATGCTTGTTGTATTCCGAGTTCGAATCCACCGATGCCTGAGAATAAACTGAAGTACTTCATTGGTTTGCCTGATTTACTCTTTCCCATCTGTCTCGGATTACGTCACAGAATTTTGGATCAAGTTCAATCATAAATGCACGCCGACCGACTTTTTCGGCTGCTGTCATCGTGCTTCCTGATCCCGCGAAAGGATCAAGTACGATGTCATTTCTTTTAGTAGAGTTTCTCAATGCTCGCATACAAAGCCAATCAGGTTTTTCTGTTGGATGTAAATAACGAGCCGTTGCTTTGCGTGGCATTTCCCATACGTCATATTCGCCATCACCATAAAATACATGAGTGCCGACCTTCCATCCGTATATGATGCTCTCGGCAGTCTTTGGGTCTGGTTTGGTAGCTTTGGCGATCCACTCGTGCTTGTAGCGGTAATCATTCCATCCCATGCTTGGCACATTCTTCACCCAGATAATTACTCCGGAGTGTCGGAAGCCATTAGCGAGCATGCTTTGCAAGAATTGAGGGTAAGAGCTCCATCCCGAGCAGATATATAGGGACCCGCCTTCTTTGATGTTAGTGATCATTCCCGAGAATGCACCATCGATAAATGCTTTGAATTCCTCGGGAGTCATATTGTCATTCTTGATTTTCTCGAGTTCTTCATTTTTGAGTTTCTCGCCACGTGAATGGTAGTTCACGTTATAGGGCGGATCGGTGAATATCATGTCTGCCTTTTCTTTTCCGAGTAGAGCTTTATATACTTCAGGATCGGTTGAGTCGCCACAGATGAGTCTGTGTTGACCTAGTTCGTATATTTCTCCAACTTTTGAGCGAGGCTCTTTGGTGTCATCAATCGGTTCTTCTTCGTCTTTTTCTTCGTCGAGAGTTTGATCAAGAATTCTACTGATTTCGTCCTCTCGGAATCCAGAGGCAGGAATGTGTGGATCCTCCTTTAGTGCTTTTATTATTGTTGATAGTTTTTCCTCATCCCATTTCCCTTTTATTTTATTCAGAGCAAGGTTGAGAATCTTTTCATCTTCCAACGATAAATTAACGAATGATACTGGGACCGAGTACACACCCTTATCATCTGATTCAACAATTCCTTTTGGAATAAATCCGCTTGCAATAATTGACTCTAGAGCGCTGAGTCTCTGATGTCCACCAATCAGCACGCCGTACCTTTCTTTGTTTTCATTTACTACCAACACTTCAACGAATCCGAATGTTTTTATACTTGTCTTCAATGCTTCCATTTCAGAGTCAGGCATAATACGCGGATTGTAGTCGGCACGTTTTAACTCACTTAGTTTAATTGTTGTCTGCATAGCGTGAATCGTCATAGACGAATGTTTTTGCGAACTCGACCCTTTGTTTAAGACCCTTTATTTTTTCTTTATCTTTTCTTATGCTTTCGTTTATCATGCTGACTGTCTCATCACAGCTCACAATAAATTCTTCGGCTTTAGCAATCTTCGTTTCTATCCCTTTGCGTTTTGTACGAGTTATCTTTGTCATATCTTTTGAATCAATGCCGGCAAGCTCAGCTTTTAAATCATCCAGCTCTTTAAATTTGTCGGCTTGGAGTTTTTGAACGCTAGGAATTTTCGTTTCGTCAAATTCAATGTTTACAGCTTTTCTCCATATCTGATCATTGAGTTCATCTATGAATTTTTCTTGATATTGTTTTGTGTCCATATTAAATATCTAGGGTTATATCAATTTCGACGCGACCTTTTCCGTCTGGTGAATAATTTGATTCAAAGCTACCGTCGAGAAATTTGTCATTTTTGAAAAGAGCATCAGCTAGTCCTTTGAAGATGTTGTCGGGATCTCCATGTATACCGTTCATCCAAAAGATGCGGATATCCATGCGAGCTTTTGATGCCGCACTAGTTTTGAATGGCTGTAGATCAGTTAGTAGTGTATTACCGGCTCTCATCAAATAAGCCGGATATTCTCCGTAGAAAGAACGGCGAGCATAGCTTTTCCATGCGTTGTATTTTTTAGCTTCAGGCAACCAGAGAGCACGTTTGACGACTCGGGTATATGGTATTGGATTGCCGTGCCAGTCGTCTTGGTTTCCTTTGATTACGAATGATAATTTTTTAATCATGTGATTTTGGAATATTAATAATAAAAGTTGCAAACTTATTTTTTAATTCTTCAATTTTTTGTACGAGCTCCTTGCTCTGCTCAGTAGGTCTGTGATGGAACCTTTGAGAAAGCGAATCAAGCTCTTTCCAAAATTTTGAACCGTTCCTCATTTCATTAAGGAGCGAATTGAAAACTGTTGAGGATAAGAATGTGCTGATGCTTGGTGAGAGGCCTCTGAATTGTTGCGATCCTAGAAAATATAGGATCAACTTTTCAAAGTCTTGCTGATTGAGAATTTGTAAATTTAGAGCACGTTTTAGATTCCATGCATCTGCTTTGGTTATGATTATTGATACCCCTCGAGACTGTTGTGCAATTGCATGAAAATAATCAACTAGTTGCGCATGGATGCTTCTTTCTTTTTTGAATGCAGTCTTTGACTGCGATCTACTTTCTTTCTCTTTGTTTCCTAGGTTTTGTGTGTTCACCTGCTGAACCGCTTTCGGTATAGTAGCTGAACCACTTTTGGTATGGCCACTATACTGGTTCACTAGCTGAACCACTTTCTCAATATCCATTTGGAGATTGATTTGGTAGTAGTTTCCTTTCGTTGTTTCTCTTATTTCTATTGCTCCGGCAAGATTGAGATTTTTTAGTCCTTTGGCGACTGATGCTCGAGCTAGGCCTGCACCATGATCAAGAACTTTTCCATCCTTTGTTTTTATGCCATCAATAAATTGTGAGAAACTTATGCGATCTGATTCTTTATGGAATCCGAATGTTCTTCTGCAGATATACAAGAGACATCTTGCTTCCGCTTCAGGTATTCGGCACACGACAAAATCAAGGATCACATTTGGGACCTGTGTGCTATTTGGTATTAAGTTGTGAAGTTTTGGTTCATCCATAATCTCTTGAAGAAGAGAGAAGCATCGATAGCCCTATCGATGTCTCTCTGCTTTTTTTTGTAAGACTGGCGAGGATTTACACCTCGCATAACAGCTTTTTTCTCGACCTGAGAGGAGCTGTCTGTGCCACGCGTCTACTTATTCCGCCACAGGCTTACTCAGGATTAGCCCCTGATCTCAGCCCTCATGCCACTGCGACAAGGGCTGAGTCAGTGGCCAATTTAAGAATTATTTGCCACTTTTCTCGTCCTTGTTTTTAGTAGAACGCTTTGGTTTTTCCTCTTTTGAATCTCTTAGATCCTTATCGAACTTTTCTTGAGGAGATAGTTCGGCAGGTAGTTCGCCTTTGGATTCAGCAATTTTTTGCTTTCCAAATTCAACTACTCTTGCGAATCCATCCTCGAGAATCTCGGGTTGCATCGCTTCAATTGCTGACCAACTTCGAGTTGAGAATGCGTACTCGAGTGCATCGGTTTTGTTTTTCTTTTCCGCTGCACTTGAGCTTGGCCAGACTGACACGAGGTATCCCTCAATTTCTTCTAGCCATCGCTTCTTGTTTTGCACCCACTGGCGTTTATCCTGTTCGGTTTTGATGAGCTCGCCGGCATCTTGCTCGGCATAGCTGAATCGTGCCGCTACTGGATCTTTAATAATTGCCTCAATCGCCGGAGCAAAATCTTCGTAGGTTGGATTTTTAAATATCGCACCATCGAGGAGATTGCCTCGTCCTTTGAGAACAACTGATTGTCGCCATACTTCTCGTTTCTTTCTTTGGATGAGTTCGTGTCGCTCCATGAGTACCAAGACATCAAATTCGTATGCGGCGTTTTTCTCTGCCTGCATCTTCACTCCAGTCTTTGTAAACTCTTTGCGACCATCCTCATCTACCTCTTGCTCCATACGATCCGACACACGGCCGGTTGCAAGGATGTGTAGTGGCGATTGCACAAGTGGGATTGAGAAGTATTTATTCCACTCGCTTTTGATCGACATCCAATCCTGTATTTGGAAAGTAGTGCGATTTAGCTTTCGCTTGTATGCCTCTTGGAAGTCCATCCAGATATGCGTAATACTGTCGATCACCATGATGTCGGCGTATCCGTCTGAACAGAGCTTCATTGCTTTTACCAAGTCGGCCAGCGAGTGAGTCTCGCGCACCATCGCTTCGATTCCGTGTTCTTTAAACAGCGGGACCAAGAACTTTGATGCTTTCTCGGTATCAATAAGCACAATTGGCTTTTTACTTCCGATCTTTTTGTGAAGACCGATTGCTACTAATGCGGCAGTCCAACTTTTGCCGGTTCCCGGCTCCCCTTCAAATGCCGCTTTGAAGTAGGGTTTTGTGTTTCCGATAGCTGTGAAGAATGTATCTTCAACTGTCGGAGAACTGCTTCGTTCTAGTGTTTGCATATTTTTTGCTTGACTCGACGAAGGGGTCTTTGATACAATGTATCTGTTAGTAAGAGGCTCCCTTCGGGGGGTCTTTTATTTTTTTGATAAGTTAGTAAATCTCTTGCTTGCTTCTCTCAACATTGTTTTGTTGATTTGGTTTACAAGCTCTGTAAGTAATCCGTCATAGATGATTCCGTGTGCCATAGTGATTGCTTTTTCATCTTCAGCATCAAGGTTTGTTAATTTACCCATAATGTCTCCAGTGAATTCAGCTACTTCGTCTAGCACGTGAGCGAGAATCTGTTCATCAACTATTGCCGGCGATTTTGCCTTCACTAGTTTCAGTGATTCCTTCGCTAAAGCTTTCATTTGTGATTGATTTGCCATTTTCTTTCTTTCGTTTGAGTTCTTTTCTACTTTCAAGACTAAGCTTGTTATTTTTTCGCAGAATTATCTCGTTAGGTTGATAGTCGATATCGACTTGATCGCCTATTTGCAGTCGATATTTTTCTGTGAGCCATACACCCTCGAGGATCAGAGCAGGTACTCCATATCTTCGATAAGTAACAGTTCGAGTTTGCTTGAGTGATTTCATATAAGTTGTGCTTCTCGGAAAAGCAGTCCTTTTATTTATCAAGCTCAAGAGCTCCCGCAGGTAGATAGGATCGAAAAAAGTTTCTTATTTTTTCTCTATCTCCTTTTCCACCGACATGCCAATCTCTTATTTCTCTGAATGGCATTTTATCTTTGTAGTCGTATATGGTGATGATCGTTTTTCCATCGACTGATCTGAACATCCATTCAAATCTCACTTTATTGTCAAACGGTGCCTTCCACTCAGATTCCTTTGAATCAGGAATTTGGTTATGTGGCATTCCGAATCTTTCAAGTAAGTTGTTAGAAGTTGTACGCACCACTCCAATCCGACCTGTGCCGACAATTTCTTTCGGCTTTGCGATCGTGAATTCTAGTTCCATAACTCTTTTTACTTGGTTGTTAATGTTCGACCTTTGGCTGCCATAAAAAATGGCAGTAATGAGTGAATGACTACTCGAAGTCACTCACTCGTTACTGCCACGAAACTTTTGATGTGTAGATAAAATAAAAAAACACACCCTTTCGGATGTGTTTTTTAGAAAACTATTATAAAAAAATAAAAAATATTTGCGACAGTTTCATTTCAGTCGATCGCATTTACGACTTGACTAAACCAAAGGCTTATTGTGCGACATACTATAAAGCTTGCGTATGGTCTATTTTGACCACTTCCCCTCATGAAATATGTATTTATTTACACGAACTAGAAAGTTCATATCCAGCATTTTTAGCTTGTGTTTGTGTAGAAAAATAA